GGTATTAGAAACCCAAATGTCGTGAGTGGCGAGTTTAAGAAATCTGGTATTTACTCTGGATCGCATCAAATGTATGACGCACACTACATTCTTAACATCATATACAATTACACAAAATCTGTGCCAGTGCGTCATTTCATGGAAGACCTCTTTTCACGACAATATCTTCTTAGATCATCACCTGTTACCAAAGATTTCCGTCTCCGCCCTCTAAAACATACGGGTCTTCCAACCTATGACGAAATCTTGAAGCATCCATTCCTTCAAGCTAAGAAGAAGATTGCCATTCTCAGAAAGATTATCCCAAAAAAGACGGTGGCACTCAAACCCAAAACACCCGCGAAACCTGCCACCATGAGCGCCATTCGTCGTGCGAGGGCTGTTCTTCAAAAGGAAGCTGAAAAGAAGAAGCTTCCACCAAAGAGACCCGGTATTGCCATGAAACCGAAAACACCAAAGCCAAAAATATTCATCAACAAGAATGGTGATCTCAAAATCGACAGGCGCAAGTGTCGTCTATACAAGAAAGAAGACCTCGTGAAAAAATTTAAATTGGACCCACGATTAACAAGAGATCAGATGTGTAAGTTGATAAAAAATATGTAATAAAAGTATAGACATGCTTCCATTCATCATCTTGGCCATCATCGATGTGATCATTTTGATGCGAACCGGTGCCCCGGCTCCAACTTCAGATTCTCAGGAAGTTTGGTCTGTTTTCGGCTCCATGGGTTGTGGGTGGACTCGAAAGCAGCTCGATCATATGAAGAAGGCTGGTAAGCCTCATAAATTTGTCGACTGCGACAAGGAAGACTGCAAGAAAGTTGAAGCCTTTCCGACATTAGTCGATCCTAACGGTGAAAAACACGTTGGTTTCAAAGAAGTTTAACAGCCTCGAATAATCATCAACGCAACCGAGAGAAGGAATGCGTCAAGAAGAGACTTGATTGGCTTGAGAGTTGTGATGTGCTTCACGAGGGATTCGTTCCACAAGAAGCGAAGCAGTAACGTACTGATAAGCAACACGAGGGTATAGATAATGGCCATCGTCACACGGTCTTCGGGCTTTTCGGTGTTCATAATTTCTCGGATCATTTATAATATAATAATATAATATAAATGAGCCGGCAGCCTCCCCTGAGTGGCTCTGAGCCCACCTTTACACACAGGTATTGGGGTACTTCTATTGGGATAGGAAACAACAACTGCTACGCGTATGCCGTGGGTGACTACGAACGCTACAGACAACAGAAGAGTGTTCCGGGTGATCGAAGCGGTCGTTCGCGTATTTTCCACACGTATACATCTTGTAAGAATCTTCCGAGTCGTGTCGTATCGGATAACCCCAAGAAAGTTTACATCGTTAAGGGTAACACGAAGTGTAAGAGGGGTTACTACAAAGTCATGATGTTTGTGACTGGTAAGAAGAAACCGTCATTATTAAATACCGGCGACTTCCACTTCTATAAACAACATGGCTTGGTTGAATACCGTCCCAAAAAAGGGGACACGCGAACGAGCATTGCCAAATTTTTCAGAATACCAGTCGCCAAGGTTCCACCGGTGACACTCGGAAAAATTATGAAAATTCGAGCAAACGTCTTCAGTCATAAGAGGGGTTGGGCTACTGGTCCTTTACTGGTCGATGCGAAAGGTAATGTGATCAAAGATCCGAGAAAGGCGGCGAAGAAATATCCTGGTCTGAATTATAATACGTATTGTAGCTCATTCTGTGTCAAGAACAAGGGGATCGAGGTCGGAAAGCGACGATCCAATATCACTAAGAAGACTATCTAAATCCATGACATCTTCAATTTCAAAAGTTATGTTGAAAATATCCATCACATTGAATATCATATTCTCATCCAACGATATGACATTTGATGTTTCATTCCTATTATTTTCGACCGTGAGTGTGACTCTATAATTTGATACATCAAACACCTTCCTACACATCGGGCATGTATTCTTACCTTTTCCCTTCCACTGCTCTAAACAGTCTGAATGAAATATATGTCCACATCTGATTGGCGGATTAGTCCTCGTTGGTCTAACCTGATTTAGACATATAGAACATGCAGACATTCCTGGTTTACACGTTTAAAGTTTTTTTAGAATATATCCGCAACCTTGAGAAGCGGTTTGTCGCAGCGTTGACAACTACCGTCTTCTGGAACGACTTGCTTCGATTGTACGGTATCGATAAGTTCCGGACCACTCTTTTGAAGAAGTTGACGGTACTTGTAGTTGTCAACATAGTCGACACCGTTAGCCGACATGATAGAGTTATTCAAAAGTCGAGACGATGTGTTGATCGTGAAGCATCGACCATCTGCCATACCAAGTCGTTGAGACATTTAGTATAAAACTAGAAATTAATTTTGTTGTTGACTGTGGTTTTGGTCCATGACGAAAATCCGGCCTGCTTGAGATGTTTAATTAAATCTTCGGAATTATATCCCATGAAAATATTAAAGTCGTCTCGGATTTCGGTTGGTGTTACCCTGATACCCGGACATTCATTAATATGGTGATTTATAATATTGTACGCGAATGCAATCTCTTTCAAATTTTCCGCTCCGGTGATGATAACCTTTCCTGTACTGAAGATGCTGGTGGTGATACGCTTCATATCTTCCGCCGGTTTGAATTTAATCTTTACAGCTGAATAGCGATCCGGTTCAAAGGAAACTTCGAAGATGTCCTTGTAACTTTCAAAGTGTTGAGCAATCTTCAATAGATTGATGTTATAGTTCAAACTAAAGTTTGAATTAATCATAACGACCCGAAAGTTTTCGAGTGGTAAATCTTGTTCTATACCCATCTTTTCCTTGAAAAGGTAAGACAATTGACTGATGATTCGTTTACAATCAAACAAATCAGAACACCCGGCAACTTGAATACTCCCATTGGGAAAAACCTTGATAGACTTTGTGCTGTAATCATCTTTGTAAGTCAGGGTAACCTGGTTATAAAAAGTTGTCGAAGGTTTCAATTTCCATTCAAAGTATTTATCGGTATCAAGACCTTCCATCTTAAACCTGAAATATCCAGTCTCGTCAAATAAGGAACGAAGCTTATTGATGTCAATCTTTACTTCTTCGCTAAAGCCAGAAATCATTGTGATGGTCGTGATCTTTACCCAAGAAGGACAGATGTCTTCGGGAAGTGTTTTCCTAAATTCATCGAGTGTCAGCAGGTAAGAGAATGTATTATTGGCGACTCTGTGGTACATGTTATGCAATTACCTAAATAGCAGACGCGTTTTAACTTAGGTTAAAGAAAACGTAGTAATTTATACTAATGACCTCCCTCCTTAAGTCGGCACACGTGGTGTACGACGTCGAAGACGAAAACTCCTACATTGAAATTATGTATTCTAAATATGTACCAGATGAAGGATATAAAACATTCGTCGATTATTTAAAGGCTGAACCAATCGGTGATTGGAATAAGATCGTCTCTAAAAAGGAATCCGTTCGCTATGAAAAATTCATCGACACCATGATTGAAAAGAATCTCGAAACTCGTCAAAAGATGGCTATGATCATGCTCGAAAACGTCAAGAGTGATATGTTCATGGACATCAAGACTCAAATTAGAATCATGAATACAGTCAAGATTCTCGATCCAACATTTGAACCCCCGTTCATAAATCGAAGATGTTCTTGGCAAAAGCAGTTGGTACGAGACTTTTGTCAAGATATCTTACCCGATATCGTCGAGCGATGCACTAATGAAAAGCGTCTTGAACGCTTTTTCAACGTCTTAAAATTAATAGAATTAGAATTATAAGAATCGTGAGTGGTAACAACCACATTCGCTTTTCGGTAGTAATCTTCTCAATCAAAACTTTGCGAGGTCGTGTAAATCCTGTGTCTATATTTCTTTCCGGATAAAAAGGTCTAGACATCGGACACAACGGCTCCCTCTTCGTAAGATCACCGGCAGACATACCACGAGAATAAATTGGTCTTTCCTCTTTGACTTCAAATTGGGCCAATGCTTCCTCGGTCTTGGGGTAGACCAACGACCTTTCGTTACGACGAACCGTTCCTGGAAGGGAAAATTCTTTCGTGACATATGGGTTCACTCGATTTATAGCCATGTCGTCATCGAGCATATAGACACTCATTGCTTATTACTACTCCAGATTATATTTCTTGGTCTTGACTTTCTGTTTATGTTCAACCCACATCTGGTCTAGATCTACATTTAACATGTGAGCTAGTTGAAATAGATAACTGAAAACGTCACCCATCTCCATCATGACATCGGTACCGCGTTCCTTTTTCAAATTTGTTTTTTTGTATTTTTTCTTATATTGACGGATGGCCGACGCGAGTTCACCAAACTCTTCGGTCAATAGCAACCACACCGTATCGACGTTAACCTTGTCCCAACCCTTTGACTTACAAACTTTCTCAGTCTCACATTTATAATAGTTTAGACTCATACTTAGTTCCACATCGACTCGTAACTTTAATAGACTTTAAAGATACGAGACAAATAAAATGAAATGAGTAAACGATACGTGGATCTCTTTTGTGGACTGGGTGCATTTCATACCGCATTTAATCAGATAGGTGGGTACGAGTGTGTATTTGCGTGTGACATAGATGAAAAGGTTCGCAAAATTTACGAAAAAAACTACGGTATTCAACCACACGGTGATATTAATAAAATTAATATCGAGGAGATGCCAGACTTTGACATATTATGTGCAGGATTTCCATGCCAACCATTTAGTATTGCAGGTAAGAAAGAAGGATTCGAAGATGTTGAAAAGGGTAACCTTTTTTATCGCATCATGGAGATCGTAGATGTTAAAAACCCAAAAACTATCATTCTTGAAAATGTAAAAAATTTACACACGATTCATAACGGTGAAACATTTAAAACCATAATCAACGAACTTGAAAAGAGAGACTACAAAGTATCGTACAAGGTACTTGACTCCAAAGATTACGGTTCACCTCAATCGAGACAGCGTATCTATATTATATGTGACAAGAACACAAAATATAAATTTAGACTCATAAAAAAGCCAATGACACCCGTATCGACTGTCATAGATAACACCGTCGAAGACTTCTTTGACTACGAAGAAAAGTATTCGTTGGAACCCACGAAGGGTAGAATGAAATACATTCTTATAAACAAAAAGACAGGTAAAGGTGGTCGTCAGGGTGAAAGAGTCTATTCTATAGATGATTACGGCCCCACGATTTGTGCATCATCCGGTGGCCCGGGATCAAAAACGGGACTGTACGAAATTGATGGTAAAATTAGAAAGTTGACCATCAAAGAAGCACTTCAGATGTCTGGCTTTAGCGAGGACTATAAATACGATCCAAAAGATAACATGTTATTTTATGTCGGTAACAGTATTGTGGTCAATGTTCTGTTGGAATTGTTAAAAGATCTTTCACATTAAGTAGAGATGGAACAATTTTAAATTGGATGTCGTTGGCGCTCGTGCGTCCACCATCACCACCTTTACGTTGTATCGTAAACGACGGACCCAATTCTATAACCGTTCCCGATTTTCTTAGTTTGAAGTCATAGCATAGTAGAGAATCAACTACTTGTTTCATGGGCATAAAATGTAACTGATTACGCATTGTATCTCCTCGGTTCCACTCGGTCACACATAGGATGTCGGGTTTTTTATCGTAGCCAAGAAATGCGTGTTCAACTATTTTTTGTTTATTGTTATTCAATGTCTCGAGTATAGAGACATCAAATAATTTCTTATCAACACACCGCTCCTTGAGTTTGTCACTCACTTGGTCGAGCTCTGGGATTTTTAATACCAGGTTATCGACTGTACCACGCGCAACCTGTTGAAACTGTCCAGGTTTGCTTTTCTTCACTTGTATGTTGATGACTCCATTTGTCACATCAACTTTTCCCTTTTTATCCGGTGACACATAGAACCCGTGTTCAAGATACTTCGCCAACCAATGTTCTTCACCGTATCCACGTTTAGCTGTACTCGCGTTGATACGCTTTTTAGAAAGATACAATAGATTAAACGCTGCCCTGTAATCTTCGAGAGTGATCATGACTTACATTACATACCGATTTGTTGTGACTTAGGTAACTTTTTACCCATCGTGCTCGTGTTCGTTGGGCGGTCAATCAAACGTGTCGGCGTCTCAATGTCTTGGACGTAGCCAATGTATTGAGCGACACCAGTTTGAATTTGATCTGTCGCTGTTTTAATGACGATTTCATTCATGGCCTTGACTTGAGGTTTGATGTTCGAGTTGTGGTTACCGGCGTTGTTGATGAACACCACCCGCATGATAGAAAATAGGTCGTCTGGGTTCTGGTAGTCGATCGAAATACCAGTTTTGTTCTTGAACGACTGACGAATCCCTCTCTGGAGAAGATTCGTGTTGAACTCGGAAAAGAACAGGGTGTTCAGGGGAGTCGGACACTGCTGGATAGATTTGACTTCCATTTTATATATGCTCCGAAAAAAAACTATTCGTAGATATTAAACGATGAAGTTTGCCGACTTTGACGAAGCTTATAAACCGATGATCAACAATGTTAACCCGGAGCCGGTGTGTAAGAGTGGAGAATGTTTCGTTGGTTCCTATGCCCCGGTTACACCAGCAGGAGAAGTTGGTCGTTTTCACATGAACACATACCTTTTGCAACCAGACAGAAAAAAGGAAATTGCCGGACCCGTTCCGGTTCGTAGTCGCGATTTCAAGTAGGTTAAAAATAATTTAGGTAAGATAGATAAATGAGGGTCACTAAACGTTCTGGTCGTATTGAAGACATGAAATTTGACAATGTTACCAATAGGATCAATAAGTTAAAATATGGTCTCTCCAAAAATTGTGACTCTTCGAAAGTTGCCCAACAGGTTTTTTCATCTATGTACGATGGCATCACCACACAAGAAATCGATACACTCTCTGCTGAAATCTGTATTGGTATGATTACAACCGACCCTGATTATGAAGTTCTCGCGACTCGTATCACCGCGAGTAACATTCAAAAAGTGTGCCCAAATAATTTTTACATGGCCATGAAAAAGTTGGCAAAGGCGGGTATCGTCACGGATGAAGTCGCTCAAATTGCTGGTCGCGTCAAGGATGACATCGTCACGAAGAGAGACTACGACTTTGGGTACTTTGGTCTCAAGACTTTAGAGAAGTCGTACCTTCAACGCATGGATGGTGTTTTGATGGAAACGCCACAATACATGTTTATGCGTGTGTCTATTGGTATTCACGGTGACAATATTGAAGCCGTGGTTGATACGTACGATAAGATGTCTCAAGGTCTTTTTATTCATGCAACACCGACTCTGTTCAATGCAGGTACTCCGAGACCACAAATGAGTTCATGCTTCCTTATCGCCAATAAAGAAGACTCTATTAATGGAATTTACGGAACGCTTACAGAGTGTGCTCAAATTTCCAAGTGGGCTGGGGGTATTGGTATGCATATTCATGATGTTCGGGCTAATAAATCCAGGATCAAGGGTACAAATGGAACATCGGATGGTATCATTCCCATGCTCCGTGTATTTAACGCCACTGCTCGCTATGTAAACCAAGCCGGACGTCGCAAGGGATCTATTGCAGTCTATCTTGAGCCATGGCATGCAGACATTATGGACTTCCTAGAGATTCGTCTCAATCAAGGGGATGATGAAGCACGGTGTCGTGATCTCTTTTCCGCCTTATGGATCCCCGATCTCTTCATGAAACGTGTCGAAGAGGGTGGTCAATGGTCTCTTTTCTGCCCAGACAAGGCAAAGGGTCTCTCTGATGTCATAGGTGACGAGTTCGAAGCGTTGTATACACAATACGAAGAAGAGGGTTTGGCCAGTGCGACTTTACCAGCAGCTGATATCTGGCGAGCAATCATCAAGTCACAAACCGAAACTGGAACTCCATACATGCTCTACAAGGATGCATGTAACAAGAAAAGTAACCAAAAGAATTTGGGTGTCATCAAGAGTTCCAATCTATGCGTCGCTCCCGAAACAAAAATTCTCACGAGTGAAGGACAAAAAATTATTTCCGAACTGAAAGACAAAGAAGTTGAGGTTTGGAATGGAGAAGAGTTTTCAAAGGTCACGATTAAACAAACAGGTGTGGATCAAAAATTACTGACAGTAAAAACGAGTAAAGGTCTTTCTCTCAGATGCACACCGTATCATAAGTTTTGGATTGTTGGTCATGACGAGCCAATCGAAGCACAAAATCTCAAAGAAGGGATGAAAATTATCAAACACGCATTGCCTATCATTAATCATGACACAAAAGAACTTAAATATGCTTATACTCACGGTCTATTTTGTGCCGACGGAACTACATCATCTGATGGGGAACCGCGAAGATGTGGTTACAAATCAAAGGAAAACGGTTTTTGTATGCGTCACCAAACGTGTATGAAAGAGTACGAAGAAGATGGAACTTGCCAAGCCAATTCTTATACACAACAAAAGTGGTTGGATTTATATCACGAAAAAATGAATCTCATAAACAACGTTGATTATGATTACGCGACAGTGAATCAATCTCAGAATAAAATGAGACTTAGATTACCAAAGGATATTGAAGAAAAGTTTTTTGTTCCAAGTGACTATTCTCTAAAATCTAAACTCGAATGGTTGGCAGGTCTTCTTGACGGTGATGGGTGTGTCATGAGACACCAAGGTGCGAGAGGTGTATCAATCCAACTCGGGTCAATTCACTATGATTTTTTGAATGAAGTACTACTTATGCTTCAGACAATGGGTGTCAACTCAAGAATAAACCACGCTCATAAAGCCCACAAGAAAGACATGCCCGGTGGCACGTTTGACACAAAAGATCTTTGGAGATTATTAATTCCAAGTGGTGGTGTTGAAATTCTTAAAAATCTTGGTCTAACCACAAAGAGACTGAACATTTTTACCCAAGAAAAACCAAATAGACAAGCGGTACATTTCGAAACAATCACCTCTGTCGAAGACCTTGGAGACGTTTCCGATACGTTCTGCTTCAATGAACCATTAAGACATCGTGGTATCTTCAATGGTATTCTAACCGGTAACTGCACAGAAATTTTGGAGTATACTGATAAGGATGAGACAGCTGTTTGCAACCTTGCGTCGATCGCCCTTCCGAAGTATGTCGATGAAGAAACTCGCACATTTGATTATGAAAAACTTCATGAAGTCACCAAGACAGTTACTAAAAACCTGAACCGTGTCATTGATCGTAATTTTTATCCCGTGGAGACTGCTCGTAATTCCAACATGAGACATCGTCCAATCGGTCTCGGTGTTCAAGGTCTCGCGGATGTATTTATTTTGTGTGGTCTTCCATTCGATTGTGAAGAGTCGAGACTCATGAATGCACACATCTTTGAAACTATGTATCACGCAGCTCTTGAAGCGAGCTCGGAACTTGCGGAAGTCGATGGATCTTATGAAACTTTTCAAGGATCCCCGGCGTCACAAGGTATTCTTCAATTTGATATGTGGGACACGGATGCGAAGTTTAGTGGTCGTTACGACTGGAACGCCATGCGTGAACGCATCAAGGAGAAGGGTCTTCGTAACAGTCTTCTCATGGCACCGATGCCGACAGCTTCGACGGCCCAAATTTTGGGTAACAATGAATGCTTTGAACCGTACACGACAAATATCTATCTTCGAAGAACCCTCGCGGGAGAATTTGTAGTAGTTAACAGACATTTGGTTAATGACCTAAAGAAAGTGGGTCTCTGGTCAAAGGACATGAAAGATCTCATGGTGAAGGCTGGTGGTTCTGTTCAAAATATTATCGATATTCCAGACACCATCAAGAACTTATACAAAACCGTGTGGGAGATTAGTCAAAAGGCTGTCATTGATATGGCTGCAGACCGAGGACATTTTGTTGATCAGTCACAATCTATGAATCTCTTTGTCGAGAACCCAACCTTGTCCAAGATTTCTTCGATGCATATGTATGCTTGGAAATCTGGACTTAAAACTGGTATGTACTACTTACGTTCCAAGGCTAAAGCTCGACCGATTCAGTTCAGTCTCGAACCAGAATGTGTGGCGTGCTCCGCTTAAAGTTTAGACTTGTTTATTCTACATAACCATGGCGATCAAATTTGACCAAATTGTAGATGACATCAAGGTTGCTGACTACAATAACCGAAAAATTGTTTTGTCTACACTTTCGGATGGTCCGATTCGATTTCAAATACCGAAGATGTACATGCCGTTTGGTATTTCTGGATTCACTCCGGAAATTGGGAATAAGAAGTGGAACATTGATTTTTCGATGAGAGGATTTGATGAAGATGGTAGTATTATCAAAAAGTGCTACGATGTTCTCAGACAGATTGAAGACAAGATTATTGAAAGTGTCACTGAACAAAGTGAAGTCATCTTTGACAAAAAGATGACCAAAGAAGAATTGGTACCACTTTTTAATTCTAACATCAAGGAAACACCTGGACGTGAACCAAAGTTTAGAGTTAAGGTTGACACCGACTACGAAGGTAAAATTAAATCGATGATTTATGACCAGGAAAAGAAAGATATTCGATGCGTGGCGGAAGACGGGCTTCATTCAAGAAGTACAGGTTCTGCTATCGTAGAACTTAATAGCGTGTACTTTTTGAACAAAAAGTTCGGATGCACATGGAAATTATATCAACTCATGGTCTCTGACATTCAGAGGCTCAAGGGATTTCAGATTGTCCTTAGCGACGACGAATAATAGTATCGACAAAGCTCTTCATCACAACCACACGCTTCTTTTTCTTAGGAACAGAAGGTTTCGTGGTTTTCGTGACGGGTTTATGCATCTTCTGTGTAAGATAGTCATTTGCATTCACAGGCATTCTTACTTTACTTGGAGACTTTATTATTTAGCAGCAATATGTGATATATGGCCTGAGCCTGTTTGAGAAGATCACCTTGAATCTTAACAAATGACTGTGGATTCATACCCATTTTGATCTTGGCCATTCGAACCGATTCGTCCCACAATGTCAATGTCATTTGTAATGATTGGATATTTTTTTATGCGAACCCACCTGCTCTAGAGAAGTTTATCTTTTTTGCATTTGTTAAAACATTCATAGGGTTTTCACCACGCACAAGTCTATTTAAAAATGTACGTCTTTCTGGTTTTTTGAGACGTTTCATTCTTTCTAGTCTCAATTTGACGTTTTTCCTATTCGTATCATTTAATTTAATTTTTTTCTTATTTGGTAAGTTTAAGTTGGCATTCGACATCGTCCGCTTTTTCAAAAGTCTGGCTTTGTTCTCAGCCTTTTTACGTTCTTCCATGTTTCGCTTGGCTTTGTTCTCAGCCTTTTTACGTTCTTCCATGTTTCGCTTGGCTTTGTTCTCAGCCTTTTTACGTTCTTCCATGTTTCGCTTGGCTTTGTTCTCAGCTTTTTTACGTTCTTCTTGTTTGCGACGAGCTTCCATGACTCGCTGCAGGCGATTGAGCGTTTCTTTGCGACGCTTTTCGTTCTCTTGTTTTTTAGCGACTGCGTTAGATAAGCGATTGAGAACCTGAATTCTCTTGTTATTGTTGTTTATGAGTGATTTCTTGATATCATTTTTAGCCTGATTTATACGCTCTATTTCTGTTCCCTTAGCTTCCTTTTCC